AATCATATTAGACCGAATTAAGAAGTACGACCCCGAAGTAGTAATAACAAAATTGTAGAATGGGAAGACCTACGAAATACAATAAGAAGATAGCCGAAAAGATATGTTCGCTTATCGCTACCGACACCTACACGGTGGCGGAAGTATGCCGTATGGTCAAGATACACCCCGATACTTACTACACTTGGATAAAGGAGTTTTCCGAGTTTTCCGACGCTATAAAAAAAGCCGAAGCGGAACGTATGGCCTTCTTTGTAGCCGAAGCGAAAAAAAGCCTTCTACGGAAGATACAAGGGTACACGGTGCAGGAAAAACACATTACTACGGTAGGTTCCGGCAAGTACGACGTAAACGGCAAAGAGATACCGCGAATAAAGGAACAAAAGATAGTCGATAAACACTACCAGCCGGACACGGCCGCGATAATCTTTACACTTACCAACGGAGAGCCGGAGAATTGGAAGAACAGGCAGAACAACGAAGTAACGGGCAAGGACGGTAAGGATTTGTTCGGGCAGCTTTCCGATGAAGAATTAGACGCACGTATAGCCGAATTGGAAAAGAAATTAGGTAAATGACACGCCAAGAGAAAATAGAGTATATAGCCGCATTGCGGGAAAGGCTGATACGCGAAGCACGTACCGACCTTTTACCGTTTACCCGCGCTACTATGCCTACTTTCGACCCGGCCGAATTTCATATACGATATTACCACGTTCTAACCATATTCGCGGAAGGGAAGATTAAAAAGCTAATGGTATTCATGCCGCCCCAGCACGGCAAAAGCGAAGGTTCTACGCGCCGCCTTCCGGCTTATATACTTGGCCGGAACCCGGACAATAAAATAGCCGTCGTAAGCTATTCGGCTCCGAAGGCCCGCAAGTTCAACCGCGAAATACAGCGTATTATAGACACGCCGGAATATGCCGAAATATTCCCGGAAACGCGCCTTAATTCATCGAACATTACGACCGTTGCCGGCGCATGGCTTCGCAATGCCGACGAATGCGAAATAGTAGGACACCGGGGCGGCTTTAAGACCGTCGGCGTAGGTGGCCCGCTTACCGGCGAACCAGTAGATACCCTTATAATGGACGACATTTATAAGGACGCTAAAACGGCGTGGTCGGCAGTTGTTCGGGAAGCTATCGAAGATTGGTACGACACGGTAGCCGAAACCCGATTACACAACAATAGCCAGCAGCTTATAGTATTTACCCGCTGGCACGAAAAGGACTTAGCTGGCCGCCTTTTGGAGCAGCAAGGAATATACGACCCGGTAAACAATCCGAACGGGTGGGTAGTAGTAACCTACCAAGCGATTAAGAAGGGGGCACCTACCGAGTACGACCCGCGCGAAGAAGGTACGGCACTATGGCCCGAACGCCATAACTTGGAAAAGTTGGAAGCCATACGCACCCGAAACCCGCACGTATTCGAAAGCCTTTACCAGCAAGACCCGAAACCCTTGCAGGGCCTTATGTACGAAAACCCATTTAAGGAATACGACATACTACCGGCCACCAAGCTACGGAAGGTTAAGAACTATACCGACACGGCGGACGAAGGCGCGGATTTCCTTTGCTCGATAACCTACCTTGAAACCGAGATAGGAAACTTCGTTTTGGACGTGCTTTATACGGCTAAGCCTATGGAGTACACCGAACCCAAAACGGCCGAAATGCTAACCAAACACGCGGTAGAATTGGCCGTAGTAGAGAGTAACAACGGCGGCCGGGGCTTCGCGCGTAATGTAGAGAAGCAAGCCCGGTTAATGGGTAACAACAAAACCCGTATTAAGTGGTTCCACCAAAGCCAAAACAAGGCCGTACGCATATTCACGCATAGCGCGGAAGTGCAAAACCTTACCTATTTCCCGCGCGGGTGGGCGCAAATGTGGCCCGATTTCTACCAAGCCCTTACGCACTATATGAAGGTCGGCAAAAACGCCCACGACGACGCGCCGGACGCATTAACCGGAACCGTAGAGCAACGGCCCATTACAGGCAAGAAAAGCGCGGCCGGATATTTCGCATAATGTTTAACTATCAAAATAACAATAAAATGAACAGCAAGCAGCTTAACGAACTTTTGGCAGGCGAAAACCATAGTACCGCTATTGCCGAATTGAAGAACGGGCGTAATGCGACCGAGCCGAACGCGGCCGAATATATCGCCCAGCTTGACCCCAAAGGCCACGACGTAAACGACCCGGTAAAGCGTAGGGATAAGAAGGTAAAAGTAGACCTTTCCGACTTCGATATAAACGACGAAGAAAAGAAGAACATAAAGACCGTTACCAATGGCGACGGGGAAACCGAAAACTTCCGTATCGAGCCGGTAGCCCGCGTAGCCTTGGCGATTCAGAAACTTATAGTAAAGCGGGCCGTAGCCTTCACGTTTGGAAACCCCGTAACCCTTAACGCGGAACCGGAAGAAGGCACCAAGGAAGCCAACGTTTTGAAGGCTGTAAAGCGCGTTTTATTCGATACCAAAAGCCGAACTCTTAACCGCAAGGTCGCGCGGGCCATTTACAGCAGTACGGAAGCGGCCGAACTTTGGTACCCGGTGGAGAAACCGACGAAAAACTACGGCTTCGATTCGACGCACAAACTTCGGGTCGCCATTTTTAGCCCATTGTTCGGCGATAGACTTTACCCCTACTTCGATGAAACGGGCGATATGGTAGCTTTTTCCCGCGAATACGTCGTAAAGGATAGCGCGGGGGTAAAACATACCTATTTCGAAACCTATACCGATACCGAAATACGGAAATGGACGCTTACCAGCAACCAATGGCAGTTATTGGACGGCTACCCCAAGAAGAACCAAATAGGCAAAATTCCGGTTATCTATGGCCGCCAGCCCGCCGTAGAATGGGAAGACGTACAGAACCTTATAGACCGCTTGGAAAAGTTGCTTTCCAACTTCGCCGATACCAACGACTACCACGCAAGCCCGAAAATCTTTACTACGGGTACTATTTTGGGTTGGGCCAAGAAGGGCGAAAGCGGGGCCGTTATCGAGGGAGAAGAAGGGGCGACCGCGCAATATCTAAGCTGGGCACAAGCTCCCGAAAGCGTGAAATTAGAGATAGAAACCCTTTTGCGTATGATTTATACCATTACGCAAACGCCGGATATTGCTTTCGATTCAGTAAAGGGTATCGGGGCTGTTTCGGGTGTCGCCTTGAAACTTTTGTTTATGGACGCGCACCTAAAAGTACAGGACAAATGCGAGGTGTTCGACGATTATTTGCAGCGTCGATTAAGCGTAATACAGGCGTTTTTAGCACAAATGAACGCCAAGGATAAGGCTTTTGTAGACGCTTGCGGTAGCCTTATTATCGAACCCGAAATAGTACCGTTTATGATTGAGGACGAAGCGGCGAACGTAAACCTTCTTCTTTCGGCAACCGGTCAGAAGGCTATTTGTTCGCGGAAGACGGCCGTACAACAGTTGGGCTGGGTAAACGACACGGACGCAGAGATAGAGCAGATAGAAGCCGAAGAAAGTGCGGCTTCGTATTCGTCTATTTTCGAACCCACCGAATAGCTACTAACCAAGTATATAACTAAGTTACTAACTAAGATATGGGTAACATAGTAGCTAAATTCGACATAGATAAGCTATTTGCAGGCGTTTACGAGGCGGTAGACATCATAACGGCCACCGTTGTAGACGCTATGCAAATGGCTTGTTTGGAGGTTACGCGGAACGCTAAGCTATTGAACACCTACAAAGACCGGACGCACCTATTACGTTCGTCGATTGGTTTCGTTATTTACAATCACGGCGAAAAGGTAGCGGAAAGTTTCAGTTCTACCGGTGGCGAGAAAGGAAGCCAAGGCGTAGAAGAAGGTAAGCGTATGGCAGCGCAAGCGGCTGCACAATACCCGAACGACATAGTAGCCGTTATCGTTGCCGCCGCCGATTATGCCCTATACGTCGAAAGTAAGGGGTACGACGTAATTAGCGGGCCTTGTAGCGAGTTAAACGGCATTTTAAGTAAGTATATACGAATTGCAATAGAAGAACTTAGGGCGTAATGGATAAAAGGCAGGAAGTTATACGATACATAGCGGGTGTAGAAAAGCAACTTTACGCCCTGTTCGGCGATACCTACCACGCGGCCCTAAAACTTACCGAGGTTAGGAAAGCGATAGAATCGGGGGCTACCTTCTCTTGGAAGGGAAACCCGGCCGCCGAACGCAAGTTAGACCGGTACCTAAAAGACCTTAGCAGTAAAACAGCCCTTATTACAAAAAACGGTATTATAGGAAGTTGGGACAAAGGAGAAGCACTGGTAAAGGAACAGGCGTTAGAAGTATTCGGGAAGACTTCGGCATGGCGGAAAGAAACTACCGACATTTGCGAGGAAGCAGTAAAGGCACATCGGGCCAAAGGTGCGACGGGGCACGCTTACGCCAATGCCGACCGCGAGGGCATGAACCTATCTACCCGCGTTTGGAATTTGACGGCAAAGGCGAAACAAGAACTTGAAATTATCATACAAAACGGCATACTTGAAGGGAAAAGCCCGGAAGAAGTAAGCCGTAGCCTTCGCGGTTACTTGAACAACCCCGACGCGCTTTATAGACGGGTTCGCAACAAAGAAACCGGGGAACTTGAATTAAGCCAAGCAGCAAAGAAATACCACCCCGGCCAAGGCGTATATAGGTCGGCGTACAAAAACGCCCGCCGCCTTGCAGTTACCGAAATGAACGCGGCCTACCGCCGTGCAGAGTGGGAAAGCTACCAAAACAACCCCCTTATTATTGGGTATGAAATTCGACTAAGCAATAACCATACGACCACCGTAAACGGGAAGGTAAAGCGGCTTGTAGACATTTGCGACAAATTGGCCGGCCGATACCCTAAAACTTTCCGGTGGACGGGGTGGCACCCGCATTGCCGTTGCGAAATGGTGCCTATCTTCATTTCGGAAAGCGATTTTAGGGAACGGATAAGAGCGCGTAAGGCCGGAAAGTTGAAGGATTGGAAGCCAAACCCAAAGCAGGAAGTAACACAGGTTCCGAAAGCCCTAACCGATTGGATAGCCCAAAACGAGGAACGCTCGAAAGGTTGGCAGACTTTACCGTACTTTGTTCGGGATAACCGAAAAAGTATAGGTACTTTGCCGGTAAACACCTATACAGCCGAAGAACGTATGTTTACGAGGGCGAGAAGTACAGCCGAAGCAATGGAGCGGGCAACGCAATTGCTTAGTACGCTTTACCCGGATATTCAGAATACGGAGCTTGCGGCCCTTCATCACTATACCCAGCAGGGCGGGAACTATCGGCAGCTTAATAAGCAGTTGGATAAAGGCGACCTTACCGACTTTAACAAGGCTTCGGCTTCCCTTATGGCTAAGGCGTTGGAAGGATTGCCGAAATACCGGGGAACCGTCTACCGAGGTGCAATTATGAAGCGGAAGGATTACGAACGCCTTTACGCCGGCAAAGACGAAGTAAAACACGCTATTTTCACTTCATCGACAAAAACGCCGGCGGTTGCTTACCGGTTTGCCAGCTATCGGGATTTGA